TTTTAGTCTCAAATTAGAAAGAAACTGAGACTCCGCATCCGCACGATGCTGTTTCTTTAGGATTTATTATTTTATAGTATGAATTAAGGCCTTCTTCTACAAAATCTAATTTGGCCTCTTCTAGATATTCAAGAGATAAACTATCGATAATTATTTGAAATTTACCGTAATCTAATATATGATCTTCTGGATTTATTGCCTCAGCCCACTTAATGATATACTCAAATCCATTACAACCGCCACCTTGTAAACCTACTCTAATGTCAGAGTTACCGGTTTCTTCGACCTTTTTAATAGAATATTGAATTGCTTCATCAGTTAGATCTAGCATTTTTCTTATTTTCCCAATCTTTTATTGCTGTTTGTATCGTTTCTTCTGCTAATACTGAACAGTGGTATTTTATTGGAGGTAAATCTAATGCCTCAGCGATTTCTTTATCTTTTATTTTTTTAGCTTCCGCTAAGGTTCTACCTTTTAACATTTCTACAAACATGGTAGATGATGCGATTGCTGAACCACAGCCGTAAGTTTTAAATTTTACGTCTATGATTCTTTCATCTTCATCGAGTTTGAGCTGTAGCTTCATGACATCGCCACATGCTGGTGCACCTGACATTCCAGTAGCTACATCAGCATCCTTAGGATCAAATCGTCCTACGGAAAATTGCTTAGGTGAATTGAGTACTTGTTCAAAGCGCTCAACTACTTGCTTGGAATATGCCATTAATTAGTGAATGCTACGCTCACTGCTAATGATGTTGCAGCACCTGTTAATGTATCAGATGGTGCTTTTTCGATATAAGCAACTTCTCCAGCTGCTAGTGTAACAGTTGCAAGTGTTGTTCCACCTGCATTTTTTTGCGTAATGACTTGTACTGATGCTTTATTATTTAAAACTCTAACTAATTTAGCAAAGCCCATATTTGTAGCTGATGATAAATTTGCTTCTGAGCCTAATAATCTTACTGTTGATGCCATTTCTTTTCTCCTATACGTTTTCGAGCCTAGACATTAATCGTTCAGCTCTATTAGTAACTTGTTCGTACCATCGAGAATCCCTACCCTCGACAGCTGCTTCTTTCCAATCACCTGATTGTAAAGCTGCATTATGTTTTTTGAACTTGCTTAGTCTTGTAAGTCCCATATTAAACATCATGTTCGCAATGATTTGTTTTACCTCTTCTGGATAATCATCCCAACCATCATGTAATTTTTTACAGTCTTCAATCACAGTCTGAACATCGTTATCGAAGCATTCAATAACTCTATCCTCTGAGACTGGAGTACCGACCGCCAACCCATGTTCTGGGTCTCCTTCAAGAACCAAGTGTCCAATACCAAATGTTGCATAACCAAGATGGTCATTATATATTTCATTTACTTGCCCTTCGTCTATTATTAATTGTTCTCTTAATTTATTTAAATCCATTTATATCTCCTGAATTAGCTGTAAGTAGCTTCTCTTATTTCAGAGTCTACTAAAATTTCATCTGCATAAAAGTTACCATTTTTATTTAGTATTGTATATGTCCACTCAGTACCACTAAATGCCTCAATTGATGTAACTTCTTCTAGTGTACCATCGAACTTCATTAATTTATCTCCTACTTTAATTTCAACTGAATCTAAATCATAATTTTCTTTAGCTTTTGTTGGATTAACTGATACTGGTGTATAATTTTCTGTGTATAATACGTGATCTTCAGTAACTTTTATATTATTAATTTTATATAAATTGGTATGTTTTAGTTTCTTTATGTGGGCAATATCAACTAATTCTTTTTCTGATTTTTCGTTGCTCCATGACCATACTTTTGGACATGTATTTATTAATTCATCTATAGTTAATAATCCATCTTGTGTAGATATTTTATGATCTTCATGTATACAGAACGCACCGCCACCTGGTCCACCTTGTTGACCTCTCGATGCGGATAGATTTATTGCATTACCTGTACCTGGTCCATCAATTGGAGTTCCACTTGTACCAGCTCTTACATGCCATTTTGGATGTGGCGAAGATGAAGTAAGTGATGTCGGTGAAAATCCAGTATTTGATATTCCCCAAAACCAAAGTGGTGAAAAACTACTTGTACTTATATTAGTGTATGTTCCGGAAGCTGGTGAGTATGATGCTGGGTTTTGATAAGTTACTCCTGCAGTCGGTGAATTGTTTGTAGTAGTATAAGTACATTTAGCTTGGAATGTAGTACTAGAATGGCCAGTATAACCTACATAGTGTAAACTTAATGAAGTTCCACTTGAACTATTACCATTTCCATGTTGCATCGCAATTCTAGTATTAGTTGTGTCATTTTTAAAACCTACTTGACAATTAGCTTGAGCAGTACTTTGAGGCCCAGTATGTTGTACCTGTCCCCAAGTAAACGGAGGTTGTTCTTGTGCAAGAGGTGCAGCACTTTCAAACCAATTAGAACTTCCTACATTTGAATCTGGGAATGCATCTGTTATTTGTGAATATCCGTGGAACTCTCCCATTCCATGCGGTGCACTTCCATTCGGTGTACCTGTAATATCTCCGCCTGAACTATCATTAACGCCGTCAACTGATAATCCTCTTAAACTTACATTTGTTCTTGCTGTCGTATTACCTTGCTTTTCTTGCAAGATTTGATTTAATGTTATCTGATTTGGTGATGATGGTAATGGCATTATTTAATTATTCCTGCTATGTGATCTTCGAATTCTTCTATTTTTTCTGTTCTGTTTGGCCAGAGTATATATTCTTTTTCTGGGTTTTTCTTTAAGTTGCTTAGCAACGGTAATATTGCATTATATAAATTATTTAGTTTATCTTCTAACTCGGATGCTTTATTGCCTGTAGCTTCTAGTTTACTACTGGTTTTTTGTACAGCTTCTAATTCATTTTCATCTACAGCTGTAAATCCGAAGTCAAATTTGTTTAGATCGATACTCATATTTATTCCTCTATTAAAGTATTTATAAGTTTTTTAGTTTCTTTGCGTAGATTTTTCTTCTTTTTATTTGGGACTACTTTGGCGCCGTAAGGGCTTTCTTGCCCCCACAGTATCTTGTGAAATCTTGTTTTTATTCTTTTTCCCGAAGATTTTGTCATAGTTATCTCTATAATTGTCTTGGCCGTCAGTTTTTGTTTTAATTAAATCGCCTGTTATGTCGTTTTTGGTTGCCATACTATTTTAACTCCACGCCTTACTAATTCATTTCTACATTTTATTTTTATTTTAGGCTTACCGTTATGGTTGTTAATGTAATCAAATAGTTCCTGTTCTGGCATTGATTTCATATAAAAGTGTGTAACAGATTTCTTTTTAGTATTTCTGTCTATGTTAATTTGAGATGGTTTAAATTTAGTTGGCATTATCTTTTCCCCTGGCCTCGATACTTTTTGAAAGACCTTTTTTTATGCTTATTCATCGTAGATGTATCTGGCCTTCTGCCCTGACTCGTACCTTTTTTTATTCCCACATGTTTCTGTGAGTATGCTCCCATTGCTTTTGCCATTATATACTCCTAATATTTATATTCTTATACTTCCTTATAATAGACTCACGTTCTTCAATCCACTCCGCACGAGGCGTTGATCTTTCGTAACCTTTATCCTGTTGGAAAATGTTTGTTGCTCCCATGCCATCAAATCCTAATAAAAGTATCTCATCAAATTGACCTGACTCACATGCTAATAATAGTGCTCTCGAACCTGACGATATCATTATCTCAGGTATAGAAAGAACACAATCGTTATTTTCAACGTATGTTATATATATGTACTTTTCTGACCCCGCAACTTGAGCTAATTCACAGTTATTTCTTTCATTGCGAATAATTGGCAATCCCATATTTTCTGCTAATACTTCAGCTGCATCAGCTGGTACTGGATTCCATTCACTAAAATAACAAAGATTATTTTTACAATAACCAGTATCGTAAATAATATGTTGCATATAAGCATCTGTACAAACTAAAGCGTCTGGTTTTTCTTTATATGCACCATTGCATCCGTATACGAATGCTCCTGGATATTCTTTTCTATAGTCTATACCCTTACGCGATTCTCCGTTTCCTAATATTATAGCTGTTTTCTTTCCCATTTTTTCTCGTAATATAATCTAATTGTTGCTTTTCTAAATACGGCTATAAAAAATAATATAGTCGTAGTTGCTAATGTAATCTGTAATGCGTTAAAAGATAATTGTAAACATACCCAGATTATGATAAAATTTAGAGGTGCCATAATTAAAGTTCCTATTGATGTATCTACAATAGCTTCTTTTATTGCTCTCTTTTTATTTTTAGTCATCTCCTCTGGCAATCCATTTATATATCCTTTTCCATTTTGTAAATCTTGGCCATCTATGTTCTCCATGGTTATGATCGTGGCCAACTAATATTGGATATAATCCTAATTTTTCTCCAGCCTCACAGTTAGCTGGTTTGTCTTCTATCCAATAACATCCAGTATCTTTAAACTTAGCTAACTCTTCATCTTTATCAGCACCACAGCCTAGATAAATAAAGTCTTCCCATAGCTCTTCGCCGAATAACATTTTGAGATTTTGTGTTCTTAATTGTTGTGCGTATTTATTTGTTGATAATGATGTTATGCAGATAAACTTATATCCATGTAACATATTTAATCTTTTCATATAAAATACCGAGTCTCTAAGTGGAGGTAAAAAAGCTATTGCAGCAGAGTCGTTAAATTCTCTTACCATATTTTTACCTTCAACTGCTGAGAGTCCAAATCTTTCAGCGATGTTATATGCATCACTGTCTACAGTTTTGTAATTTTTAGTATGTTCCATCCATTGCGTAAAAGCATAACCCCAGTCACATAGAACTCCGTCACAATCTACTAGGATTATTTTATCTTTTATATTATACGCCATTAGTGAAACACCTTAGGTTTACCATCTACGAATAACCAATCAATATGAACTTGACCTCTTGGATCAAAATCGCCGATTGCATCGCAAAATTTGTCCCATGCGTCTAAATCTTTACTGACCATGAGAGCTTTAAGTTTTGGGTTATCACCAATATCAACTTTGACTATTGATGAACCATCTACTCTCTTACCAATAAAACCGTTTATTGGTAATCTACTAATTTTATCAAGGTTTACTTTATCCATTTAAAGCCTCCTTCATTTCGTCTCTAATAATTCCAGCCATTGAGAAAGCGTTAAAATCGCCTTTAGCTGATATACCAAAATCGCTAGGATTAATTACTAGTTTATAGTATCTAGAACCGCTGATAAATTCAGAAAACGCATTTTCAATATATTTACCATTTAACCAATATGAGTTATTAGAACCTCTAACTGGTGATAGAGAATAACCTAATTCATGTTGTACAAAATCCTTAATTTTGCTTTCAGAAAAAGATTTTTCTTCGTTATTCGACTTTACAATAATATTATAATTTTTCATTTTATTCACTCCTTTATTTAATATCATATGTATATAGTACCAGGACGAAGCCGATTTGTACAGTGTTTAGTTGCAGAAACATGCATGTTTTTTAGCCTTTAGCTATACGGTTTCTTAACGATGTTGATGAAAAAGAGTGATCTCGAGTGTTATAAACGATGCGAATACCTCGTTCTTCACATATATCCTTAGCTGTAAAATCTTTATTTAAGTAATCAGAGCCGATAATTCTAACATCAATAGGTAATGATAGAAATACATCTTTTAAATCTTCTTCTGTATTATAAACTATAATATCGTCTACGTATCTAACTGCTGCTACCTGTAATTGTCTTTCGACTAAAGATTGTATTGGTTTATTTTTTTCTGGTCTGTCGTATGAAGGATCGTTTTGTAACGCAACGACAAGGTAATCACATTCATTTTTTGCTTCAGCTAACATAGTAATGTGCCCAGCATGAAGTAAATCAAAGGCACCGCATGTAATTCCTACGGTACCTTTAGTTTCGTGATTTTCTAACCATTTTAGCATTATTTAAAATGTTTTTTAATTGCTTCAATTTTATCTTCTGCGTCTGCGATTTTTGCAATTTCTAATTCTATAGTTTCTACAATATCAATGTGCTCACCTATACCAGCTGAGTTCCTGACATAAACCATTACATTAGCTTTTGCAACTTCTATTTGACCTTCCAACTTTTTAATTAAAGCTTGTAGTAAATGACTCATATTACCTCCCAAAAAGTTTCCTTCTTTTATATTCGTTAATAGTATCTATTAGTTTTGTTGTCCAATTATCCCTGTCTTCTATAAAAACTTGTGGTCCTTCGTCACCTGCAATACAAATAACTAATTGCTTAATAGGTTTACCTGTTCGTTCTTCCCACATTACAGCATACGCTGAAGCCTGTATGAAATAATTTTCTATCCACTTCTTTTTCTTTAATTTAGTCGAAGTCTTCCAGTCAATAATTGAATCAACTCCATTCCATTGACCTACTAAATCTACTCTACCAGCTAAACCTAAATGTTTAGAATATAGTGGAGCTTCTTGACAATATACTTTAGTTACACATTCATCTAGGATTGGTTTTACATCTTTGAATGTTTGTATATTATTTGGCATTACGCCTTCTAAATAAGTTTCATCGTTAGCTAAATATTTTTCAATTACTGTATGAACTGTTGTACCTCTACGCGATGCTCTATATGATACTTTATTTGCTTCTTCTTCACCAACTCTAGCTCTCCAAGCTTGAATTGCTTCTTCTGATAATATTTTTAGAACAGTAGTAACCGATGGATATTCTTTACCATCGGGGTCTTTATATATTCTACCGCTAGGACTAGTTTCAGCGATTAAATCACCATAACCTAATTCTACAGGTTCATGTTTAAACATCAGTTAATCTATCTAATTCTTCTATGCTGTGTTCACCAGCTATCTGTATTTTATAATTGCCATCTGGTTGTTTTTCAACAGTATATGTCAAATCATAATTTTTACTTTCTAGTATACCTGCCTTTTCACAGAACTCACTATACTCATTTGGTGTTAAAATTGCTTGCATTATGCCTCCTTATCAATATCCCATTTTATACGCTTTTCGTAATTTTGTTGCTTTAATCTTTTATCCATAGCTTCAATATCTTGCTTTACTCTAAAGCTTGTGTACCATTTATCGCCATTTTTTTCTGCTTCCATAAAAATTGCATTAGTAACAAATAAAGGTGCTAATACAGCTAAGTGTATGAATATAGACCATGTTACACTGTATGTTTCCCAGCCAATCCATGTCCATGCTACTACAGCAAAATATCCACTCCACATTACAAATAATGCGAGGTATAAGTACATTTGTATCGAAGGATCTTTTACATGTCTTAATGGATTATATCTCATATCCATTACTAGTCTCCAACAATCAACTATAAAAAATATTAATTTTTTCATTATCATTTTCATTTCGTTTTTATATTATCTCTTAGTCGTGGGGGTAAACCCGATTTAATTTTATCTTGTACTTCTTTCCAGCCATCACCAGCTTTTTTAAGAACTGAAGTACCACCGTCATAATCTATAGATGGAGCAGATAAAATAACCTGCTTCAAATGTGGATTATCTTTTTTAAACTGGTCTAATTTTGTATAGCTCATCATATGCTCTTCCACTTCACCTGTTTCTTTATTTTCAAAATCGTAACTAGGCATATGTAAACCATCCTGGGACTTCCCTTTTTGACCAGACCATTTTAAATCTGTGTTGTTTTGTTTGATAAAATGCACGATAAGATTGTATTGGATCTTCAAATATGCATTCTGGATTTGATTTCATTGCTAATTTAAACTTAGTCATTTCTGTTTGTGGTATATTGTTTGGTGCCTGTGATAAAACCTTTCGTAATTTAGCATCTGTTGCATGCAATTTACCATATCTGTATGTATACTCATCGCATAATGCAGCAAAATGATTAAAATGCCACATATAATTCTCTATTGACTCTCTTGTCCATATAGTACTAGGATGATTAAAGTGACATGCTTTATAGAGTATATTTTCTCTATCGTCGTTTAGTTTCCAATATTGTACTCTTACTTTACCTGATTTAGATAGTCGTCTTTCCATTTTACCATCTAACATACGATGCACTGTCGAAAGCATTTGTGCGGACTCAACTACCATTTTTGGTACATGTTTATCGCACTGCATTTGTGCTGCTTTTACTGGGTCATTATCTAATATAAAGATGTTCATAATATAGTATTATACCATAACAAAAGTGGAATGTACAGGTTTTCCTGCACATTCCGTTGCTGTTATTTGCCTCCTATGATAGATTTCATTTCGGTTAGATGTTCATCAATTTTAGCTAGTTTCTGTGTCATTCTTCTAGCTAATACATCTTTTCCCTTATTAAGTAATTTTCTTCGATAGTGTAGTGCCTCTTTACGATCACGTTTGAGACGTTCAATAGATAAACAATTCATAAGCTTCTCCCTCATAGTTGTTTTATATTGTACTATCATAATATATTTTTTATTACTTTGCTATCAAACCAGGAAATGCATCCTGACAAAGTTTACGAGTTATTCCCATTAGTTTCTTATGCAAAATTCTATCTTTTGCTCTAACAAGTAACTCAGCTTCAGAAGAGTGTATACTCTCCAACAGCTTAACAAACATTTCTTCTCTTTTCAAAGGTTTTAATCCTTCTGCTACTGGACCTTTGAAATAAAATCTAAATTCTCTAAATTTTTTGTATAGTGAGCTTGGTGCGTATCCTTCAGGTGCATCATCTGGTGTATAAGGCGGTGCTCCCTCTGGTAACATTGAAACAACATCTTTATCAAATGCTATTCTGATTATATCCCTTAATGCAGGGCTATCGTTTTGACGAAGAAATTCAATTCTTTCTTCTCGTGTTGCTAATTTATTAGCTTCTTTTAGTATCTCAGGCAATAATTTTTTCATTGTTATAAAATTCCTCCACAACTTCAATCAACTGATTGCATCTTTTCTTAATTAAATAGTTTAAAACTCGCATTTTCATTGCTACTTTTTGCTCGTTATAATTATATATAATGCTTTCTTGGATAGATTCTGGGACTTCAGTTAAATCAATTAACTTTTTGTTTCTTTGGTAATTTCTGAATATTTCCTCAGGCATTACAGACCTTAAATCTTCTGAATTTTCTAACCATTCAGCTATCCTTGTTTTTCTTAATGGTGTTTGCTTTTTATCAGAAACAAATGTATCGTCATCTGATAATACATTTGGTACACCATCTCCGCTATCACCTTTCATTATATGATTAAATAGATAAGTTCTTGGATTATCGTCTTTAACAAATTTCTTTTGAATAGGTGAAAATTGTTTAACATTGTTAAACTTTTGTAATTGAATAAAGTCTTTATCTGATGAAACAATCATCATAGGCTCATTCATTCCAAATTCTTGTGATTGTAAAACTAACGATGCTATAATATCGTCAGCTTCTACACCTTCCATGTGTACAACTTTATATGGAAGATTTTCTTTGATTTCGTCTCTTACTAGATGTAATATTCTAAAAATTTCATTCCAATCCTGAGATGATTCATCTCTATTTTTTCTACGCTTTGCTTTGTAGTATGGAAAGTAATCTTTACGCCAGGTGTTCATACCGTCAGCACATATTACCATTTGGCCGTATTCGTCTCTATAACGTTTGTTATACATTCTAATACTGTTTAGAATCATATGTCGAATCATAGATTCATCGTTTAGTTTCTGCACTATAATATTCGAAAGTGCAATTTGGCTATAATCAAGTAGTATCATTGTCTATTTCTTTTTGTATTGCTTTTATTTTAACAAATAAAGTATCGAGCTCTTGATGTAATGAATGTTCTACGCCAATATATCTGGCCATCATTGCATATATCATATTTACAATAACATAAGCATCTCTACTTTCCCTTGCTTCTCCATTTCGTAAATCAATACCATTTAATAAATTTAAATCGTGTTTTGAAATGGCATCTATTTCGTCATCGATTACATCAAATATATGTTGTGAAATCTCTACCAATTCATTAACAACTTCTTCTATTAATTCTTCCTCTGATTTCTTTGGAGATTTAATCTCTTTACCAGTAGGAAACTGTATTAATTTTCCCATTATTTTAGTATTATACCAGGTTTAAGTTAAAATGTACAGTGTTCATTGCAGGTTTTTTACAGTCTGAGCTCCGATTTTGCATGATATAATTCCGTTGTAATAATCCTCAGTTAGCAATACTTCTCGTTCAAATTGTTCTTTTGTTTCCATATAGGCACATTCGCCTTTGGATTTGCATAGGTGTAAGATTTCTCTATGGAACATATCTGCTCCTTGTGCTTCGACATCAGCTCGTAAATGTTTGTTAGATCCATAATAATCTCTCCAATCTGATTCGACCAATAACCTTTTTCTACGCTTTCTTGTTTTAGTAATTGGTAATGTCTTTTTAGACCAAAAGAATTTCTTTCCGACATATTTTTTATTTGTTGCTCTATTTGTAATTAAATAAACAAAACCATAATAATCATCTGAAGAAAATTCAGATGGTGGTTCCCATACACGACCTTGATATAACCATTTCATATATGTATTTATACATCAAAATCAAGTTCATTATTTTCCTCAATTAATTCACTTCCACAGCCTGGGCAAAAAACTGGCCCTTCAGCTGCCGCGGCATCCTCAAATCTTACATGACTACGAATAAAACAGTATTCACAATCTAGTGTGATTTCCATAAGTTCTCCTATACAAATTTGGCTTTAAGTTCTGTGTATCCGCCAATTTTTTCTCCCTCAAGAATAATTTGTGGGAATGTTCTGGCACCAGGAAAGGTTTCCATCATTTCTTCTCTACCAAAATCTGTTCCTAGTTGCTTATACTCATATTCTAATCCCTTTTGTTCACATAACGCTTTTGCAGCATCACAGTAAGGGCATTGTGTTTTACCATATATTGTTATCATTTTTCTAATCCTAATCCTATTATATAAAAGGCAGTCATCATAAACACTAAAGTTAATATTTGCACTACTGACATCATAGCTACAAATTTTAATTGTATTTCGCCTTTTGGTTCTAATTCTTCTTTCCACCATTGCTCTACTTCTTCAGGTGTAGCATCTCTTGGTCCAAAATTAAATTCTAGTTGTTGTTCATATCCTCTTTCTTTCATCTTACATTACCTCTTAAAGCAAAATATAAACCACCCACATATAAACTAATATGTAAGTAATCATTATAAATTACATCCCATAAGCTTGCTGGTTGTAATATCCATATTACTCCAGTAGCTATACAAGTCATTGTTATACCACTAAATCTAGTTATTAAATCACCGAGCTCTTCCGTAATTAATTTAAAGTTAGGGTGATGTCTTCCTATACGCGCTAAAAAGAAATGTTTAGCATGCCATGGTATTAATCCTAAAATACCACCAGCAATTAGTCCTATAGCTGCACCAATCTCTCCCCATGTTACGAACCACCAAACAATATATGGTAATCCCCATGCTTCTGCTATAGCTCCATCAACTGGTAATTTACTTAAACCCTGTTGTAAAAACATAGCAGACAATGGTATTCTTAAAAAGAATGTCGCTATGTTTGGTGGTGCTTTAAATTTATTCATCCATAGTCTCCTGGATAAATTGACCCAGGGTTTCTAT